ACGAGCTTTGAAACTCAGTGGGCGGCCAAGAATGAAACTGGCAGTGAATGAGCAGTTGAAACAATGATAACTCCAACCTTGTTCACTGGATTTGAGTCCGCCACGTTGTCGTCGATCTCCGCAGCATACGCCGTTGAAACTGATCCAACCCGATGGAGTCTGTTTGCGTTTGCCCGGCAAGTAACTTTGGATATCAAACATCTGTTGTAGTATAACAGATTTATGACAAGGAAATCAACGATATTGGAGATTAGTCACATATCCATTGGAAATCAACACTGTGGCCTGCTGTGTGCCTTGATATTGGATTGGCCAGTAGCCGGATCCTGGGGCAGTTACAACAATTGGCCCAATGGTTCCATCTGGGCTAACACTGATACATTCGGCTTGGGCACCGGCACCATCGCCAAGAATTTGAACTTTGGGTATGGCAACATATCCTTGGCCTGGATTGGTCACATTGATGCTTTCAACTTCGCCCAAGGACGTGACATTGATTGTGGCCATGGCTCCAAAACCTTTGCTGTTGTTAAATGCTACTCTCAGCAAAGGATAGTAGCCCAACACGTTGATGTAGATGCTGCCGGTTTCGGATAGATATGTTGTGCTTTCAGTTACATCTACCCAGATGCTTTCGTAGTTGTCAGCAGCCTGAACCTTGATGGTTCCAGTGAATGTATCCAAATCCATTTTGATTGTGGTCAATCGTTGCCCATTGGTAGGAATAAAACTAGAGTAAAATTCTGTGAGCTGCGTGGTGTTTACTGGCGGGGGAGTCAGTGCCCAGTCAGGCCAATTGGTTGGTCCAGGTTGCACTTGTGGAGCCTTGCCGTAGATTGTGGGAATGGTAAGTTCTGCACTGGGAACAAAGCTGGGCAAAATAGAATCCACAATGTTGCAGTCTGCTCTAGCTTGGCTGTTGGCGTCTACATAGGCTGCTTGGACATAGTCACCGGATGTTCTTTGTATACTGTAACTTCCCGGTTGTGCCACAAGATTAATGGTATCTGAGCTGTCAAGAACTACCTTGACTCTGCCCAGCGTGGCACTGAGCACAGTCATTGGTTTTTCCAAGAACAGTTCATTGCCTGCTTGGTTCATTAGGCGGAAAACAAACGTAGAACCAGTAATGTTTACTGGTTTTTCCTCTTGATTGATAAACTCAAACAAAAGCACATTGTCAACACCTTTATTTACGGTTAAAGATTTAGCATACACTGGGTCATACCTCGCAGTAAAGTAGCCACCGCTGGTGTCAATCAATAACACTTTGGTTATCTGTTGGTATAAGTATGCAGTGGTCGAATACATAAGATCCTCGAACTAGTATTTATGGGTAACGAAATATTCAAAAAACTCACTGAAAAGTATCCGTTTATAACGCTGTGCATCTACGCCAACGAAGAATACGTGGGCATTGTGCAAAACAGGGACGAAGCAGTGACAACAATTTATGACTTTGGGTCTGTGCTTTTGCAACAGGACAAACTGGAATTCTTAGAATTAGCAGCGACTTGGTGGTGGGAAAGCAACCGTAGCATTCCTATCAACATTTTTTTACGCAATGAATGGGAAAAATTCAAGCCAGCCCTGCGCACGTTTAGCAACAAGGATTTAGAGATACTGCACGGTCCTGCTTGCAGTCTGTTGGATATAGCCAAGAAGAAAAGCAAACGAAAGAGTATTACTCTGGTGCGACGGATTGAGTAAGCAAGTTCATGTGCAATGCCACCAGTTTTGCATAGCCCAGGGCATGTGCTTTTTTAAATGTATACCCTCGGCTGTCGTCACCGTCCCATACTGTTTTAAATACTTCGTCCCAGGGCCGATTCTGTAAGTGAGCTTTGCCCGGGCGTATGATAGAGATAAAGGCTGCCATTCTTGGAATAGAATCAGGCTTCATGCTGTTGAGCAGATCTACATAGTTACCCACATGCACCAGTTGACTTGCCCACTGTTGATCTGTCCATAGCTTTGACCACTGCGGCTCTTGTGACAGCATAGATTCATAGTGTTCCGGGCTTTGCACCAAATTATACACGCCCATGTTAAGCAAATCAATTTTGAAATAACCACGTTGTTCTGCTGTTTCATAGTCTATGGCAGCACATTCATTGATTACATCCACAGGAATGGCTGTGACATATACACCCGAGTTATGGCGACGTGCTTGACCGTTGACATTTTGACGTGCCGAAACGTGTTGGATCAATTCCAACAGTTTGGATCTATCTGGCATGTCAATATCAATGTCTGCGCTCATACTCGGGTCAATGCTACAACTGCTTGTAGTTTTTCTTCTGCCATCTTCACCGCGGCCATGGCATCTGCAACAGTGGGATGTGTTTTTGCCAACTCTTTGAGACGCAGATCTTCCTGCATCTTGTCTCGGGCCCAGTTCAAGATGGTCTGAACTTCATAGTCCATGCTAACAGTGGCCACGGTGGAATACATGGTCATCCATGTGCCGCCGTCATAGATTTCGAAGTTTTGGCTGCTGCCATTATATCTCACCATACCGGCACTGGGCCTGGTCATATCAATATATGGATATGTCATGCTGCCGCCGGCCACAGCAAGGCCTACACTGGCATTGATACTTTTAATCATGTTACCATCCTGCCTTTACTAATATATCTTTGACGTATTCTTGATCTGCCATGTAGTCATGAAACTTTTTTTGCCAAAAGTCAGTGTCAATGTAAGACCAAATCATTCTGAGTTGCTCGCTGTTTAACTCGCTTAGAAACTTCTGACCTGCTTCAGAATTATAAATCACCCAAGGCGAGATTCGACCGCAGGTAATGTCATAACACAGTGCATTGTGATTACCATAACGCAGCATATCATGTGCTGGATGACCTGTGCGTTCTTGCCAACCGATGCTGTGTTCAATGCTACGTGCCAGTGCATCATTGACATTTTCTACTTTGAGGTAGTCCACTAGATACTCTGTGTAGAGTTGATCGCTAGCCCATCGATCAATTTTTTTGTTGTTCTTCAGCAACCATGACATGAACTGAGCAGGATTGATTACTTTGGCATCCACACAATAACGACCAAATTTTGCAAATGCTTTGTAGTAGGCCGATTCGCAGAAATCATCAAATGTTTTTAGTTTGGCAGATCCTTGTGACTGTTCGTAGAACTTGATATAGGCTTGGAATCCCAACTGCACGCCGCGATCATCTTTGCTCAAGCGTCGACGCTTTGGCTCGCACATGTGCACAGCAATGCTGGTCTCCTTGGCAAAAGTTTTTTTGCAATAACCACACTCAAATGTCATTTTGAATCTCGACCAGATTGTTTCAAATATTGATCAATTTCTTTTTGAGTTACTATTGCCATCATTACATCCAGTTCGTCGTCTTTGTAATGTGGATACAGTTCAGCTAGTTGTTTTCTTTTGGCCGATGCACCGGATTCTTTTTTCTTTGGAGCTATCCAGTTGTGTCTAACTGAACCCATGTCGGGACTGACTGTTGTGGCCATGAGCCACTGCAACTTTTTGTGTTTGGTGGTGTTTACGTTGAAAAAATGTTTATTAAGTCTCTCATTGGTAGAGATCACATAAAATTCCTGTAGCTCGCGCGAGCCTTCCACAGCACTGCCCCATCTGATCATGAGATACGGGCTGAACTTTTTACGTTCTTCTTCTGTTAGCTCGTCATAAAACTTTCGATTTTTTAAATCGAACTGGCGCATCTCGTTGGCAATGTTTAGCTTGTCTGACATTTCTTTAAATTATACAACACAAACAGTTGCTCCAGCAACTCTCGCATGGCCGGATCTCGTTCACACATGGTCAACACTTGGTTAATTTCACTCTTATACATTGCAAACTCGGCGCTAACATCGGTAATATAGCCAACTACCTTACGTTCTGTTTTGCCAAACTCTCGGGCAAATATTGTCCCTGCCACTCTCTCGTAAATGTAAGTAGCACCAGGTGTAAGCGAGCCCATTAGTGATTCCTCTTGCCATCAAACACACAGTTGAACACAAGATTCATTTCGCCGTCGTTGATTACACGATGAAATGCGCCATCGGGAATGAGAATAATATCTCCTCGGGTTACCCGGAAACGTTGATCATCTACAATCATCATACCAGTGCCCTGCACAAAGAAATAAACTTCTTCTTGGCCTGCATGACTGTGTCCTCTGGTGCTTTGACCACGATATAACTTTGTGCTACTCAGCACAAGATTCTTCAGTGTCTTGTTGTCTTTGAGCAAGTAGGTTTCATTGTCTTTGACAATCTCGCCGCCTACATCATGTTCAGAAAATTTTAACATTACCAAGCCTTGTTATAATCTACAATTTCACAGTTACGACTGATGTCTTTGACAAAATACACACAGTCCGGCTCATCGCCTTCGCCAATTGGCACTGCCAACAACTGGCCATTTTTTAGCTTAGGAGCATACCAATTAACTTCATGATATACATCCAGGATTTCAATGTCAGGGAAGCTGGGCCTGAAACTGCTGAGTGGGTTGAACTGAAAAACTTTAAATCCTCGATCATTGATTGATGTCAACGGTAGCACTTCAAGATCACCTACTTCGGGTTCTCCAATCAGCACTTGCCAGTCCATGGGCATCTTGATTGTATGCTCGCCAATGCGTAGAACCAGTGCAGGAGAGTTGAAGCTTTCTAAAAAAATCAACGGTATAAAATGATAGTCGGGATCAGCAGGATTGGAATTGTCCAATATAGCAAATCGCATGTCGTCAATTTCTTCGGGCAAATGATCTAAATCATAGTGACAGTTATCTAAGGTCAATATTCGCATGTTTGTATTGTAACAGTTATCGTGGTAGATTGTCGACAATATAACGATGAATATTGTCAGTAATCTGCACTTGAGTTGCCCGATCTGTGTGGAACGGTGTATCGTAGGTAGGGTTTGCTAGACTGAAATCGTAAGCTACCTTTCCGACGCCTGGTTGATTGAAATAAATTGGCAACACTCCAGCTTCTTTGGCCTTGATGTTCCAATAGTCGAACAGCCACTCATCCATAATTGTTTTAAGGTTATCTGTGTATAGATATTTCAAGTATAAATCAATGGCTTGTTTTTGTTCCTTGGTTATCTCAAAGAACGGACTGCTGTCTATTCCATGATGTGTTGAGCTCAGTATAGCCGATCGGGGGCCGCCTGCCCAAGGAGTGTGAGAACTTACTAGATTTGGATCGTAGTAAAAAAAGTTATGTAACCCGTCAGACAAATTAAATGTGTCATTCAAACTCAGCTCGAGTCTGTTGGACCATGTTTTGTTGTAAATGACTACGTCTGCCTTTTTAAGAATTGCTTCTCGTATCTGAAACAAAATTGCCGCATTGCTGAACCCGCCATGAGCCATATGAAGAACTCTATATCCATAAGCGTCTTCGAGCATTTGAGAAAAGTGTGCCCTGTCTCCTGTGCCAGTGACTTCTAAGATATTGACAGAGGCTGCACAAAAGCTATCGCCACAAACTGCCACAGTTATTCTACGGTCATCCATTCTAGTTTCTCTTGTGTAAAAGGATAGTTAGCCTCTTTGTAATAGGCCTTGCGTTTGGTCAGGTGTCTTTTTGCAAACTTGCATGTAGACGTAACGTCCCAGATCTGGACATGATCTTTGTCCTCAGCTTTGCGGATACCACGACCAATTGATTGGATAACCCGAACGAAACTCTTCCCAGGTTCAACAAGCACGAGATTAAAAATCCTAGGAATGTTAATACCCACCGCAGCCACGCCATATGTAGCCACAATAATTTTGTTGTCAGCATTGGCCACTTCATCATAATGATCCTGTCTTTCTGTGCCCTTGGTTGCACCTGATACAAACACAGCACCGTCACCTAGTCGTTCTACCAGGGCTTTACCGGCTGCTACTCTGTCAACCAACACCAAGGTGTTGCCAGTCTCGTTTACTTGTTGAATCAAATTTGCAATTGTGTCCAACCGACCTTCTTGCTCCAACAAATATTTAAGCTCACTTTGATAGTCTTTGTATTCAACGTGATCTTGCAATTGAACAATGTTCACATGACATTGCGCAAGAACACCCTGCTGTTGCAGTTCGTTGGCACTCAACTTACCAATCACAGGCCCAAGACTGACCAACAAACTTTGACTTTCAAACTTTTCTTTGGGTATGGTTCCTGTAAGTCCCCAACGCAGTGGAATCCGACTCATTACTCCTGTGAGCAGGGTTTTCAATGCATCAGCTTTGGCCATGTGCACTTCGTCTACAATAACACACACCACATCTTCAATGAAATCTTGTATGGTTACGGCTCCTGCTCCACTCTTGGTATTCTTTAGCAACACATTTAAGCTTTGCCAGGTACAAATAGTGTGCGTGTGTCCAAGCTCTTTGCGGTCGCCAAAGTAAACACCCACATCAAGTCCGACGTTGCGATAGTCTTTTTCTGTCTGCGTCACAAGACTCTTGTTGGGCACAATAACAATGGTTCGCCCATAGGCTTGAGCATGCCAACTCAAGGCCGCAGTCATGATTGTCTTGCCGGCACCTGTGGCCACTTCTTGAATACACTGCGGGTTGCTCAAGTAGTTGTTGACAATGTCTACTTGATAGTCCCGCATCATGATGGGCTGGCCTTCTGCAGGATGCCCTTGAGGCCATGTCTTGTCAGCAAAAGTATCTTCAGCACACAGTGGAAAGTCAAATGTGATTGAATAGTCACGTTGGTCGTCTAGTTCAATGTCCCAGTTGTATTGTTCCAGTATGGGCACAATCTCTGGCAACAAATTGGTGTAGGTGCTCCCGCCGAGTTGGAAGTAACTTACTTTTCCATCCCAGCGTCCCAGTCTCACTGCGGGCAAATATCTAGCATAAGGAACATCGTATTTGAATTGATTAACTAAACGTCGGCGCATGTCCAAGTCCAGGCCTTCAAGTTTGATATTAACTTCGTCCCGTATTACAATCGTGCATTGTTTCATTGTGACAAGTATATACTTATTGTCAACAAAAGTCAAAAAAACAGGGACCGAAGTCCCTGTATAAAGTCTTGGGCCGGAGCCAACCGATTTGCCCAAGAAAACTTTTAAATCTTTTTACACAATAAAAA